ATTTCATGGTAAAAGTATTCAAACATACAGATGCCTTATGTAACTTTATTTAGGGTTAAGGATTACCAAATGGATTTGATTCCGAGAAATCTAAAATTCCATCATTAGCAAAAGTTTCAAAGGTATCATTATCTGGATAATTATTTACCGTATTGTCATCTTCATAAACTTTTATTACATAAGATGCGCTACTTGCTGAACCCACAATAGTCTCTCCAGGTAAGAAGTCTCCCGTAGTATTAGAGTAAGTTAAAACGTTAGTAACAGTATTCCACGTCTTAACTATTCCTGTTACCCCACTTGTAGATCCAGTAATTGTTTCCGATCTGATAAATGTTCCAACTCCAGCAGTAGGTGGATCTGAAAGTGTAATTGTAGGAGCAATTGTATATCCAGCACCAGCATTGGTGATATAAATTGCAGAAACTGTTCCGGCAGCAGAAACCACAGCGACACCAGTAGCAGTTGTTCCACCAGCACCTGGACTACTAAAGGTAACAGTGGGAGCAGTCACGTATCCACCACCTCCACTAGTAACAGTTACAATACCAACAGTATTATCAGAAATTCTAGTGGTTGCAGCTACTCCAACACCAGGATTAGTGTTAAGTCCAACAAATGCAATGCCTGGATTTGCAGTATATCCTGCACCAGGATCAATCATCATGACTCCCTGAACAACAGAACCTATTTCTGTTCCATCACAACTAACAATATCGTCGCGTAGGGTAGATATTCCAGTTGCTGTGGTTCCTGATATAGGAGATGAAATAAAAACACTGGGTGGATAATTATATTTTTCTCCTCTGTTTGTAATAATGATCCTGCTGATAGCTCCGCTTTCAACTCTTCCAGAGATAGCGGTTGCGGTAGAACCTGATCCAATAAGTGAGAGAGATCTGATATTTCCCTCAGTGTCGAAGGAATCATCGATTTTTTCAATACCAGTATCCAATATTTCATCTTCCCCTCTGAATAGTTCACAGGTTAATTCGTAAACGTAATTTTTTTGTAACTGATAAAAAGGTTTCTCATGTTCAACAAACTTTATTTCAAAAAGTCTGTCTCCAAGTGGGAAATAAATTAAATCACCCTCTTTCGGACGAGTTGCGAGTTCAATGAGAGGCAAGTTTGTGATTAAAGGTGTGATATATGTTTCAAATCTTTCTTGAGAAATAATTAATTTAATTTCAGATGTTTGTTGAACTCCAAATTTTGATAAAAGAACAGTATTGTCGCCATATCCATCAAAATTGTCAACATATGCCTCAATAGGATATGATTGATTAAATTCTGATTCAATTACTTCGCGAATTATTGAACTTTTTGTTGCATATTGTCTTGGTAAGTAAAATACCTCAACGCCATACATTCTCAATTGTTCGTTGATCAAATCTTGAACAAGATTTTGCTCTCCTTGAGAACCCTGTAAGAAAAAAGGATTTAATACCATCAGCCTATCATGTCAAGGGGTGGAAGTTCATAAGTATTAGACATTTTTTCCATGATTTTGTCTAAATCATTCTGCCCATCTTCATAAATTTGTCTTCCATTGAGTTCCACTCCACCAGGAAGTTTAACTCCTTGAAACTTCATAAGATTCTGTCCCCACTGACGTTTAATTAAGGCAGTCAGATACGGTTTGATGAAAGAGTCATTGTAAACTCTTGCAAAGTCGTTTGGATCAACAGTTCTAAAACAATCGATAATTATATATTCTCCTGCAGTAACACTTCCCCAGTCAATATCAAGATATAACCTATCCATTCTTTGATTGAATCTTATCTGCTTATGAGTATTCAGCAAGAAATCAAGATCTTCGAGATATGTCTTTGTCATAGCGTATGACAACAATTCAGTATTCCCGAAGAAATAAACATCATTTAAGAATAATTGATATTTCACACTAAACATATTGTTAGTGATTGAATTTCCGCCGGAAAATTGAAATATTTTGTTAACTCCTATGACAGAGGGAGGAATTTGTAAGTAATTGCTATTTTCAGTAAAAGAGAAAGTTGTAGAGGCACCATCAATTGTAGATGAAGCGGTGGTTGTTACAATACCTGCTTGGGTTACAGATGAAGAAGGACTTCTACCTCTATTGATATCATCTTGAGTTATTTGATATTTTAGAAATACTTGTCCTACCCCATCGAAATGTCTTTCGTGAAAATATTGAATGGCATCATCAACTAAGTCCTCGATTTGCTCATCAGCAACATTAACTTCGAGAACAGGAGCACCTAACTTTCTTTTGCAGTAGTCTACTAACTCCGCTCTAGTTGATGGTTGAGCCATGTCTATATTTTTTAAGTATTTATGGATCTATGTTAATTACTGACAAAGTCTCTTGCTGCTTATAATAAAGTTTAACAAAAGACTTAGCAATACTTCTCAACATATCTCGATCGTCACATCCATCTATTTCCGATGCAATTTTAGTATATTCAAAACTTTTAGTTAAGTTTTTGAGTTCTATATTATCGGGATCCATTAAGTGCCTCCTTAATTAGTGATTTTAATTCAGAGATTTCACTATGAATATTAGCAAGATCTCTCTCAACATTCTGTATTCTAGTACTCTCTTCATGTTTGATAGTTTTATTCATCATATAAGAAGAGAAACCAGATTTATCATTATTAACTATTGCTCCGGTTTCTTCATCTCTAAAAAGATTATTATGTCCCTCAACTTTAAGTTTTTTCATTATGCAAGTGCTATCACTCTAAGGTTTCTAATCTTTGGCGGATTTGCCTGGTTATTAGATGTGAGGAGAAGTTTAATTCTGTATGACTTGAAAGAGGGAAGATTATCAATTGTAAATGTATGCTCCCTATAATCATCTGCAGGCGAAACATTAGTATCAGAAGATCCATCATTATTTGCAACATCAATAATTTGTCCTCTCTCATCAATATTATTAAATCCGGGGAATAACTCATAGATAGGATTAAAGTTCTGATGATCTGAAATTGCAAATAATCCTCTGATATCAGAATCTCTATCTTTATAAACATCAACTATGATTTTTATTGATGTTGCTGGGTTTTCTAATGATATTTCTTTAGAAAGATATTGGAAAGCAGTGGGATCAGTATCAATACCATTAACTCTACTATCAGTTACATAATCAGAAATTGCACTATTAACACGGTTTGAAGTAGTAAGAACACTCATTCTTTGAGTATCAATGACAGGTGAAACCCTGGAATCAGTGGTTCCAAGATTGAGTCTCATTGTCATTGACTTATTACCAGGTAAAGTAGTAAGTTTTGCATCCTCATTTACCTTAGAGGCAATGATTCTTGGGGTAGAGAAATAATTTGGTTTAGAAATTGCAATATCTTCAAATCCCTGATCAATAAATGGAATTTCATTTCCGCTAATAGAAGAACCAGATATAGTTCTTACTTCGGCGCTGATATTTGTATTTGTTACTGTTAAGTGTCCAATTTGAGGTGTTAAAATCTCAAAAGGCATATTTTGAGTAGCCTTAGTTTTAGATCCACCAGTGGATTTAGTTTCATTCATATAAAGAATTGGGAAACTTTCTCCAGTTGAACGTCCAACTCCACTTGTTCCCATATCAAGTTTTACTTTATATGTGTCAAATGTGCGTGCATCAGATGCGGTTACATTGTTAAGATCATGAGTCTTATTAATTCTTCTGAGAGATACACCACCAAGTTCGTACTTATGAACTTTAGTGCCTGAAAGATAGTTCTTTGGAGTCGTGCTGTCTATTCCTCTTTCTGTAATGGTGATAGAGGTTCCAGAAGCAGACTCATATGAAACGATTTCCTCTCCAATTCTAAGATAACCTAGGTTGGTGGTTCCGACTCCAACATTCTCAAATGTATCTAATCCAGTCGTCGCATCTACAGAAATAGTTGCTGTTGAAGAAGCGTCTAATGGTGATGTCAATTTAACCGGAAGAATGTCTGACTCAACATCAGAGATTGTTACTCTATTATCAGCAAAGTACATACCATGATTCTTATGATTCACTGT